AGTCTCTATCAGATCATCTATTAGTAGATGCTATAGATGACTTTTTAGATCAAGTTCCTTTTGCAGATATTTATGATGAGGTTAGGTTAGAGGTATCTATCCTGGAGGAAATCTATAACATAGAAAAAAATAATTAATGACTATCCAGTACTTCTACTATAACCCTAGAGATAAGCAGATCTACTGCATTACTAATAAAGGAGTCTATAGGTTTTATCTATATCATTTTACATCCCTTATTCCTTTTCAATGGGATGGAGGCAGTGAGCTACTAAAAAACCAAAAGATAAAATCAATGTTTATCGGCATAATGCAAAATATGTATGTAGAGAATCCTGAGATCTTTGAATATGTACAATACACAATCTTCTATACTTACAGAGGAAAGAAAAAAAGTGTATCATATAACATCTACCTGGAAGCTCTTAAGGCCTGGCAGAAAATGAAAGACTTTTCTATGTATGAAAACATTACTACAAATTTTGATATTTAAAAGTACAAACTCCAACCGGTTGCAACCGGTTACCAACCGGTTGGAAATAGTTCACATTATAACCTTTAAAACACACTAACCAATGATAAAGACAATCAACATTACCTTAAAAGTATTACTATGCTTTGCTGTTGCTCTAATAGTTAATCATTCTTTAAGTAGCTTTTTTATTCCTGTACCGGAAGCTCCAGTACAAATAAAGGTAGATACTATAGCAGATATAGACTGTGAAGTATATGCCTGCAGAAACGAAGTAGCAGAAGATCATAGATACTCTGATATAGGACTTCCTTTAAAGAGAGAATGGCTTACTAGCAGAGAATGGAAAGGAGATCATATAGCAGAGATTAAAGGCAATACAAAGGAGATCCGGGCAAAGTTTAAAGAATGGAAGAAATGCCACATCATTAAATTCATTGAGTTTATGGCTAAGAGCTGCATAGAGGAATGCAAAGTATATCCTGATCTTAAGCCATCAGTCATTATAGCTCAGGCTATTTTAGAGAGCAATTTTGCATTATCAAGAATAGCAAAACAAGGGAATAATTATTTCGGCCACAAATACAGAGGTACTAATTCTGCTTTCATAATTGCTATGGATGATAGTCCTACAGATAAATTCACTGTCTTCACTTCTGTCTGGTATTCTCTAAGGAATCATTCTAAGATAATGATGGCAACATACAGAAAAAGAATTAAAGGTAAGCCTACTGCTGATGCCTGGCTTAGTGCTTTATGTGGTGGAATGACAGCTAAACAGAGCAGATCATGGAGGAAAAAAGGAGGTACTGTATATGCTACTTCCTGCATGACTGAAGTCTGTTATGCTCAGAAGTTGAAGAGAGTAATTAAGGCTTATAACCTGAAAAGATTTGATAAATGATAACAATACAGGTAAAAGAATCAGATAAGATCTTTGCTAAAAAACAGATAGAAGATTATAAAAAAACTGTATCAGGACAGTATAGATATAAAGAGGTTGAATCATGGAGGGGCATAGTATGTGAGATGCTAACATCTGATTGGTTAGAATCAAGTTTTAATGTATCTGTAAAAGCTACAGGATTAGTATTTATGGGTAAAGATGTTACAGATGATTATGATATGATTATCAATAACAAAAAAGTAGAAATTAAATCAGCTACTAAAAATCATTTTCAGTACATAATGCCTAAAGTGTACTGCGTAAATAATAAGCCTAAAGATGTGTACATAGGAGCTAAATATAATGAAACTACAGATCCTAATCAGGTATTAATTATAGGATGGATATACAGAAAAGATATTTTTAAATATCCAATAGAAAAGAATAAAGGAGGGGAATACTATAAAATACCTTTAGAGGATCTTACAAAACTAAATGCTCCAAAGAGATCTAAGGGTAAAAAAGTCTGGCAGCATCTTAGAAAACAAGAAAACAGGGATATTAACACAGAAAAATATATAGATTCTCTGCAGTGGTATCCTGATAAGTTTGGAAGTAAAGAGAGGGAAGTGGATTTCTGGATAGATATATCTGATCATTATGATATACCTTTACCGGATAAATTAAAACATGCTTTTGATTATATTATAAATAAAAATTAAACATACAAAACATGCAGGAATATAACAAAGAGTTAGAAAAGAGACAGCTCAAATACAGACTAGAAAAAAAGGATAAAGAGATAAAAAGACTAAAGGAATTGATGAGGTATAAATCTTTAAAAATAGCAGATATCAATGGTCAGCTAAACAAGAAAAGAGATAAAATAGAATACTATAAAAGCAGAATAAAAGATCTGGAATCTAACTACCGGGATCTTATTAATTATAACAGATTTAAAACATGCAAAAAATGAAGTACCAGGAATTTTTAAAAACAAAAAAGCATAAGTTAGGGAGCTTCGGTTTTGAACCTAATTTTATACCAGATATTGCTTTTGACTTTCAAAGAGAGATAATAACAAGAGCAGTAAAAAAGGGTAGGATAGCAATATTTGCGGATACTGGATTAGGTAAGACATTAATACAGTTAGCAATAGCTCAAAATATTGTTAATTATACCAATAAAAAAGTATTAATATTAACTCCTTTAGCTGTAGCGTTTCAGTTTATAAAAGAAGCTGAGAAAATAGGGATAGATGATATTGAATATTCAAGAGATGGCAGCCATACAAAAAAGATAGTAATTTGCAATTATGAAAGATTACATCTATTAGATTGTAATGATTTTGAGGGTATGGTATTAGATGAATCTAGTATACTAAAAAACTTTAAAGGCAAAATAAAAAGCCAGGTTAATACTTTTATTAGGAAGATAAAATATAGATACCTAAGTACTGCTACTCCTAGTCCTAATGACTTTATAGAATTAGGTACAAGCTCAGAGGCTTTAGGGTATATGGGTTATATGGATATGTTAGGAAAGTTTTTTAAAAACAATCAAAACTCTTCAGACTCAAGAAGTAACAATATAGGAGAAAAATTTTACCTAAAGCCTCATGCAGAAGAGGACTTTTTTACATGGGTTAATCAATGGGCAATTATGATTAAAAAACCATCTGATTTAGGATACTCAGATGATAGATATAATCTACCTAATTTGACGATCAATAAACATGAGGTTAAAAATCAATCATTGATAGCTCATGATGGTCAGATATTAATGTTTACTCCTATAGCTAAAACTATGACAGAGGTTAGGCATGAACAAAAACAAACTACTAACCAAAGATGTGAAAAAGCTGTAAAATTAGCTGATAACAAAGTATCTGTTTATTGGGTTAATACTAATTTAGAAAGTAATATAATAAATAAATTAGATAGTGATTCTGTAGAGATATTAGGGAGTATGTCTATAGATAGAAAAGAGGATATACTTATAAATTTTGCTCAGGGGAATATAGACAGAATAATAACTAAAGCTAAAATGACTGGAATGGGTTTAAATTGGCAGCATTGTAATCATTCTGTATTTTTTCCTACATGGAGTTATGAGCAGTATTATCAAGCTATTAGAAGGTTTTGGAGATTTGGACAGGAAAGAGATGTTACTATTGATTTAGTTATATCCGATGGTCAAAAAAGAGTAATAGATGCACTAGATCAAAAAACTAAAAAAGCAATAGAACTATATCAAAAACTATCAGACTCTGTTAATGGAGTTTATGAAAATAAAGTAAGAGAATTTAATCAAAAAATTATTCAACCAAAATTTTAATTAAAATGACAAAACAACAATTAATTACAGATGAATATGCAATCTATAATAGTGATTGCATGGAGATATTACCAACCTTAAAAGATGAGAGCATAGACTTATCTGTTTACTCTCCTCCTTTTGCAGGATTATATAATTATTCTAGTTCTCATAGAGACTTTAGTAATTGTGACAATGAAAAAGAATTTATGAATCAATATGAATTCCTTATAAAGGAGATGTCAAGAGTTACTAAAAAAGGCAGGATAAATTGTGTACATGTTACTGAGGTAGTGCAAAATAATGGATCATCATGGGACTTCCCAAATGAGGTAATAAGAGTACATGAGAAAAATGGATTTTTATATAAAGGTAGGATCACAATATGGAAAGAACCTTTAAAAGTTAGAATGAGGACTATGGTAAAAAGCTTAATGCATAAACTAATAGTAGAAGATGCTACTCAGTGCTTTCCTGCTCAACCTGATTATCTATTGCTATTTAAGAAAAAAGGAGATATAGAAACTCCAGTTACTCATAAGTTTGGTATGGAAGATTATTTTGGAGATACTCCTATATTGCCAAATATATTAAGAGCTTGGAATAATGCAAATAATACCAATTTAGATTCTGAAGAACTTTGGGATCATTTGAATACAGTAAATGAAGATGATAAAATAACAAAGCTAAATCATTATGTATGGCAGCGTTATGCTTCTAGTGTATGGGATGATATACGTATAGATAATGTTCTACCTTTTAGAGACTCTAGAGAGGATGACGATGAGAAACATGTACATCCTCTGCAATTAGATGTTATTGATAGATGTATATCATTATGGTCTAATCCCGGAGAAGTAGTATTAACTCCTTTTATGGGAGTAGGATCAGAGGTTTTTAGTCCTGTATCATTGGGTAGAAAAGCTATAGGAATAGAGCTAAAAGATAGTTATTACAAACAAGCTATTATCAATTTAGACCATGCTAAAAGTAGATTTAAAAATAAAAAAAATCAATATGAATTAAATTTCTGAATAAAAAAAGCCTGATGCTCTAGCAAACATCAGGCTACAGAATACAAATAGTAACAGATTCCTAAATCTATTAAAACCTTTAGTTCAAAGATAAAATAAATACCATTATTTATCAGTATTTCATACTTTTTTTTTACATTTGTTCTCAGTAAATTTATTGGTACAGTTTACTACAACAACTCTGGATACATACTAAAACATATAGATTCAATAGGTCTGTATAAGTAGCTAATAAGGGAGTACATTCAGAGGCTCCATACCAAACTTATAGCTACTTATGCAGGCTTTTTTTTTGCTAATTTTTAGAAGATGATAGGACATATTTCTACAAGCAGGACAATAATGGAGCTGCCATTTTATACAGATGATAAAGCCTTTAAGCTGTTTTATCATTGCCTTATAAAAGCTAATTTTAAACCTAGATACTGGAAAGGAGATCTAATAAAAAGAGGGCAGTTCATAACATCCATATCCAATTTAGCGGATGAATTAGGCTGGTCATTGCAAAGCATAAGAACGTATGTTAGTAAGCTCGAAAAATACAAGGAACTAACAAAGGAGTCAACAATGCAATACACTACCATAACTGTCTGTAACTATGAGGTTTATGCATCTTGCAATAATGAGACTAACATACCTGCTAACATACTGTTAACAAACGAGCAACAAACGAGTAACAAACGAGTAACAACAAGAGAAGAAAGAAAGAAAGAAATAAATAATACTAAAAATGATTTTTTTGATTATTCAAAATTACTGCCTCAGGACATAAATGATGCCTTTGTAAGATTGTATGGAAAAGAGGAGAATCAGGTAGAACAGATCATTCAACAATTCAAAACCTTTAGCGGTGGAATATCCCTAGATTCTACCTTTGCCCTGATGCAGATAGCAAAGTTTAAAACCCTGAACTTTGAAAAGTATAAATACAAAATGCATGATGATAGAAACATAGAAGCTTCACTGTTTAAGTTCCTTACCAAAGGATACCAGTATTCCAAGAATAAAAAAACAACATCTCTAAGGAATCAGAACGATTATGAAAAGTATCTTCTGGATTGGGTAATATCATACCAGGGGAAAGAGGATGGTACTTTTAAGTTTAACTATTGGAAAA